AAACAGGCACGATCAAAGGGTCATGTATCGCCTGACAGAGCAGATGCTTTCGTACTTGCGTTCGCAGACTACCGTGGTATTAAGCCCAAGAAACTGCGTAAAAAGCGCACAGAAAAATTTACACCAAAACAATTTAATTTAACATCAAACAAACAAAGAGCGGTATTCGGTTTTAGCATAAAACCGAATCCGTGGTTACAAGATGAAATACAACAACTACAAGAATTATCAAGAAGCCGCAACTAACATACACAAGTTAGTCGGTATATGTGATGCCCAAAGTGTTCGTGCCAACGACCAACGTCAGCAACGTCGTCTTAATGTCGATCTCGATTTAGAACGTCGCGATGGCTATCTAGCACCGGATGAGATTTACATACCAACGCACATCATCGACACAAACATTCGTCGTGAGCAAGCCAAGTATGTTTCATACATCGTAAACTCAAGACGCACAGCGATTTTCTCAAGCTCGACAGACCCAGCTTTTAACACCGGCCCACTAGAGCGAGACTTTACAGAACGCTCGCGCTACGACGGTTGGCAGATACCATTATTCCGAGTCATAGACTGTATGCAGTTGCACGGCTACTGTATTGCAGAAGTAGAATTTGATGACACAAAGCCCGGTCATTTTGGAATAGAATCTGTAAACTACGAGGACATTGCATTTCCAGATGACACTCGCGACATACAAGCGTGTGGTATGCTAGTTCATCGACATTACTTTACTCGTGAGCAACTGTTGGACATGGTTAAGACACGAGACTTTAGCAAATCGGAAGTCGAGGCTTTAGTAGGCGAGCCTGTTGACGAGCAGACGGAATCCTTGTTTAAGATTGAGAAGGTCATGTTTAGAAGCAAGGGGATAGTTCAAGTGGGGTGGTCTTGCGCAGCTAGATGCAACGACTGGTTGCGCAAGCCACGTCCCCTCTTTTTGGGCAAGCGAGACGCAGAAGGAGAAATCTACGAGACAGAATATCCATACGTCGTATTCCATTACACAATAGCAGAGGACATGACCATCAAGAACTCTGTTGGTCGTGCCTTCCTAGATAAGCATACACAAGAGGCAGTTAGTTCAATGATGTCATCGTTTGTGACTGCGCATCGTCGTGCGTCTAACTTTTACTTTGCCAAAGACTCTGATGATCCGAATCAAAGCAACGAGCAAACAAACGTACAGTTTGTTCCCGGCGCACTAATAGACTCAAACGTCAGGCAATTCCAGTTGTCACCACCTAATGCACAGATGTTATCAGCGATACAAACATTGATAACACAAAATGCACAGGAGCAATCTCAGATGAACTATGCCGCGATGAATCGACAAGACTCACGCAAAACAGCAACAGAGATTCAGACAGCAACCGCTGAAGCACAGATGTTATCTGCAACACAAGTTGCACTATTCAGCATCGCCATCAAACGCATCTACGAAAAGTGTTTCGACATATACAACTCTCGCGTCCTTGACGGTCTAATCGAACCAAACATTTCGCTAGAATACTTTACAGATCACAAGTACAACATGAAGCCAGCGGGTGACACCGATGTTGTAGAGCGACAGGAGAAAGCGTCAAAGATGCTGCAAGTTTGGCCGGTAATTCAACAGAACAGCGCACTCGCAATAGACTACATGAAGGATATGCTGAGTATGCTATTCCCTGACGAAGCACCAAAGTATATCAACATGATGCAAGAGGATACGGCTCGCGCTCAGTTGATCCAGCAGATGATGACAGTAATTCAAAGTCTAGTCACAGACCCACAAACAGGACAACTAAACCAAGAAGCGCAACCGTATGCCCAACAGCTACAACAATTACAACAACAAGTCCAAGCACTTTCGGGAGGCGACCAGAAAGGTGCTGGAGGAGCAAGCCCATCAGCAATGGCTGGACAACCCAACAACCAAGGTATTCCTCAACCTCCTCAAGCAGGAGCGGGAACGCTTGGTTAAAGATATAGAATATGTTGCGGTTAAGCGTGGAGTATCGGACTCGGAAGTTCGTATTATTGCTGCACAATTAAAAACAACAGACGACATAATAGAAACCATAAATGACAGAAACAGATACAAAGGAAGTTGAGTTCAACTTTGGCGACATCGAAGTAGGTGATTCTTTGGAACCCGAAGAATTAGATGCTAAAGAACCAGCGGAAACTAAAGAAAGTTCTGAAGAAGAAAGTTCTGAAGAAGAATCCAGCGAAGAATCGAATGAACCCGCTGAAGAATCTACAGAAGAATCTACAGAAGACTCATCTGAAGAACCTAGCGAAGATTCAACCGAAGAATCTAGTGAAGAATTATCGACTGAAGATATTCTTGGTGATCCGCTAGAGGAAAAAGAAGAAAAGTCTGATGGTCGAAACTATGAAGGTTTTGACGATGAAGATAAACAATACGCAAAGCAGATGTCTAACAATGCGTATGAACACTTCTCGAAAAAGCTCAAGGAACTAAAAACCAAGAAAGACGCAGCAGAAGAAACGCAGGATTTAATGTCTCATCCAGAGGCGTACACGTTAAATCCAGAATACCAAGGACTCGTCACCGACTACGATAAAGCATCGCAAGAACAGGCGCATTGGAAGCGTCAGCTTGTTGCTATTCGTAACGGAGATTCTTGGCGATCAATTGAAGGCTACGACAAGAACGGTAAACTTGTACTTGGCAAAGAAGAATATAAGCCAACGGGGGAGTCTGAAATTGATGTGCAATCTGCGCTGACAGAAGCTCAAACATTGAGTAAAAGCTACAGCAAACGTGCGCACGACATCCAGAAAAATCACACGAAAGACTACAAAGAGTCTACTGATATGCTGGAGGAAGAACAGCGTAAACAGTTCAAGTGGCTACAAGATAAGGAGATGGGCAAGAAAGTTATCGACATACCAAATCTCGGTAAAACCTCGATAAATAAGCTCAGAAAGACGTTTGGTGAAGCTATCCCCAAAGTATTCACAAACCATCCTATGTCAGAACTTGCCACGAATCTTTGGGTAATGAACCAGATTCTTGCTAAACAACAGCAAGAATTAACTCAAAAGATCAAGAAGCAGAACACAAACAAGAAAGATATGCTTCGTGGAGAACCCAAAGCAACAACATCTGGCGTAGAAGATGACGACATAATTTCTATAGGAGATGACATGGCAGACTATTTCTCATAAAATAGTGGCACGAAGTTTGCTAGAATACATTCGCTTCTACGCCAAGGGCATGGCACGCTTCTACTTGTGAAGGGCATCACACGTTAAACACTTAATTATATAGTAAAATGGCAGTAACAGCAGTTGATCCTAGTAGTAGTTTTGCTCAAGCGATGGCTACTACGGCAGTATCCAACAACTTTAATAAGTTGGATTTCTACCTAGTTAAGAACGAGGTTGCCCTGTTTCCGAAATGGAATGTCTATGACACCATGTACGGTTCAATCAAGTGGCAACCTAATATGGGAGACACCCTACAAGGGTTGACTCCAACTCCGAGTCCAGTTCAACGATCTACGTTCGCACCGAATGTGCTTTCTGACGCACCGTTAAAGGACATCTACAAGATTGGCGAACGAAATGAGTCTGCAAAACTTTCTTACCATAGGTATGAGAGTACGCGTTTTCGTTTCTTGAATAGCTTTGAGGCTTTCTGGCGCGACCAGTTGTCTTACGCTCACGCTGACATTGTTCGTCAGATTCAGAATGCAAACAACCAGTTTGTTCGCACACTAATGTGGTATCAGACACCAGACCTTTACATTGCTAAAGGCGGTTCTGGTTATTTGTCGAGTTCTGTAGACCTTGATGGTGATGCCGAAAAAGCTGCGTTGACTCAGACTCAGATTCGTACAATTGACGGTGATGATGACAGCACATCCTCTACTTCAGCCGCAATTGGTGAAGGTGGTGGACAAGAGTATCGTGACTCACTGGTGACAGGAGGTTCCGGTCAGGAAGCCGGTGCGTTGACTCTGAAAGACTTGTATAAAGCTATGCTTGTCTTGCAGGAAGACGTACAAGCTGCTCCGTTTGATCGCGTTTTTGGTGCGCCGAAAACTTCTGAGATGGTCAAGGGTAAATATATCCTTGTCTGTTCTACAGAGGCTTGGGCATCTCTCTTGTGGGATGACGACTTGAAAAAGTCTGGCGGTCATGAACTCGCCTCTACAAGTAAAGACTACATCAAAGATGGTTTTGCTGGCGACTTGTTTGGCAAGATCACAGTCAAGTACGATCCGTATCCTTTACGGTTTACTGATACTGGCGCATGGGTTCAGCCGCAAACTGTCACGAACAACAAGGTTGTGCCTAACTCGCTTTATACCAAGATTGCTTCATCTGCAAGTAACACTATTGGTACAAACGAGGTTGCGTTCTTGTGTGGTGCAGATGCGTTCAAGACAATCTCCGTTGGCCCACCGCCACGCGAGTTTGCCGGTAAGAATGTCTCCAAGAAGAAGCTGTACGGCATGAACTGGAATGGTCAGATTGATTTGACCGATCAGTTCTTGGTTCCGACTGCCTCAACTACTGACATAACAGACGGTGGTTCAGAAGGTTGGGACATGAACGTCTATGGTGACTACTTGAAGTTCATCTCGCAGACAATTCACGGGGGTATTCCCGGTGACGCAAGACATTGTTTACCGATTGTCTTCCGTCGTCGTCGTACTTCTTAATTCTAACATGGGGGGAGGTTTTCCTCCCCCCTTTTTTATTATGGCTATTGTAAAAGCACAGGCTCACACAAATTACGATGTTACTTACAACACGCCTTCTGAGGTAACTGTTGGTACATCAAATGTTGCAGACTCGTCTCTTGGTTGGGATACTAACGTAGATTATCGTTATGCATTACTGCAAAACGTAGGTTCTACAAATATCTTTTTACGAAACGGTGCAGCAGCAACTACATCAGTTTATCACACCAAACTTGTCCCCGGCACGCAAGTTGAGTTAACTGACACAGTTCGCAGCAGTCTAAACTTAATTTCTAGTGCCGCTGGTGGCAAGGTTGTTTTAACACTAGCATCACCAGACACTGCGGTAAGTGTTACTCCAGCACAGCCTAGCAACAACATAAACGGACACTAACATGGCACGGATTGTACAGCAGGGTGTAATCACCACATCAGGAGTTTCTTTTGAGAACGAACCTATTATCAAGTCAGATGGTTCTGGCGAGATCATGCAATGGCAACCGTCCGATGGCGGTGCTGATGGTATTTACATAGTAGAAGGTGGTTCTGCTGGTGATCCGTTGCGACTGGGTATCGGAGTCGCTGCGCCGGTTAACAGGTTGCAAGTTCACGGGCCAGATGGTGAAGGCTATTTGAAGTTAACAACGGCCGCCACCGGAGCGACCGCAACAGACGGGGCGCGAATTGGCTATAACGGCAGCGACCTTCGCATTCAGAATTTTGAGAACTCCAAGGTGCAGTTTTTTACAAACAACACCACGGAGGCGCTCACCATATTCAGCACCGGTGAAACTCACACTTTAGGCGCATCTAACATCAGCGGTAATTTAGTAGTTGGCGCAACGGCTGGCGTGACCAAAGGCGTTATACAAATTGCGAATAACACGCATCACGCGACGAATGTTATAAACGCGAGCGGGACTATTCTAGGTGCGTATGCTTTCAAAGCTAGTGATTACACTGGCCAAAGTGTAGCAGCGGCGGAAGCAGCAATAACCGCAGTCGCGGCAGCAGATCAAACGCAAGCGTCCGCGGCAACAGATTTGGTTTTTTACACGCGCCCCCAAACCGGCGGCAATGCGCCTATGTATACTTCGCCGTTAGAGCGGATGCGGGTAGCCAGCACCGGCGCAGTCAGCATTTCGTCTGGCACGCTCACACTTGGTTCACTCGACATCGGTCACGGTTTAGGTGGTGACACATCATGTACGGCAATAGGAACTGGTGCGCTAGACAGTAGTCTAGCTGGGAGTACAAATAATACAGCGGTAGGCAATGGTGCGCTTACAGCAGTTAACCACAACGACGGTGATAAAAACACAGCAGTCGGTTCTGCTGCTGCTGATGCTTGTCAAGACGGTGCAAAAAACACAGCGGTCGGTTTTGGGTCGTTGTCGGCAGTTGTTTCGGGTGATGATAACGTAGCAGTTGGCAACGAAGCACTAAACGTATTTGAAGGATCGAACGCAGTTGCAGTAGGTAGTCTTGCAGCAGATGCAGCGACGAATGCGCCTTATCTAACTGCGGTTGGGTTTAATGCGTTGGGTGCTTGTTCGGAAGGATCAGGTAACACGGCGGTTGGAGCAAACACACTTTTTTCGCTTGTAGGAACGGGTAGTAGCGCGGGTACTGGTGGTGATAACAATGTTGCATTGGGTGCTTCTGCTGGGTACAGCACAACCGGAAGTCGTAACATATACCTTGGCCGAAGTGCTGGCTTATACGCAACCAGCACAGACGATTGTATTGCGATTGGTTACGGCGCACTACAAGCCGCAGATGATGCTGGCGATAATTCTGACAACGCCACCGGCAACAACAACATAGCGATTGGTAGTTACGCGCTGGATGCAGCGACTACTGGTCATTCAAATGTTGCCGTCGGACATCAAGCTGGAACAGCACTCACAGACGGCCCCGGCAACGTACTAGTCGGCTATCAAGCTGGCGCTGCAATGACAACCGGCGATTACAACGTCGCCATCGGTTATCAAGCGGCGGTGGCAATGGATGGTACTTCCGACCACAACATTGCTGTTGGTAAAGGTGCATTAGCTGCTGAAACGAGCGGTGCGGATTATTGCATTGCTATCGGTTCTACTGCGCTGACCGCACAAAACGATGCGTCAGCAATCAACTTGGCAATTGGTGTAAATGCCGGTGTTGCAATTACAGATGGAACAGGCAACGTACTAATCGGCCATGAAGCAGGAGGTGCGCTTGCGAGTGGTGCTGCTGACGCAGGCGATAACTGTACTGCGGTAGGATACAACGCACTTAAAGCGGCAACCGGCGCACGAAATGTGGCATTTGGTAATTCAGCCGCAGCTTTGTTGACTTCCGGTATTAACAACGTAGCCGTAGGCACATACGCACTAGATGCTGCTAACGGTGGTGAAAGCAATAACGTAGCTATAGGTTATGCAGCTTTAACGGAACTGGACGACGATGATGCTGACAACAATGTTGCTATTGGTTTTAGTGCAGCACGGTACGCCGCTGACGGAACTGCCGCAACTGATCTTGCTACATCCGTTTATATTGGTGTTGATACAAGATCGTCTGGCAACGGAACTGGAATTACCAACGAAATAGCTATTGGTTATGGTACAGATGGAATTGGTTCTAACTCAGTAGCACTCGGTAACACCAGTATGTCGGCAATTAAAGGCCAAGTTGCATACGCCCAATATTCAGATCGCCGCATCAAGCGTGACATCACCGATAACAACGTCGGCTTATCGTTCATTGAGAAGCTACAACCAGTTACGTTCAAGCGAGTAAACCCAGCCGACTATCCAGCCGAGATACTTGAGAGTCGTTTCCGTGAAGAAGAACATCAAGAACTTGTCACGCCAGCGGTTGAAGCTGCTGAAGCTGTTTACGAGGATGTTGTCGTTGTCGAAGCACGCGAGGCTGTTGAAGCGGTTTACGAAAATGTAGTCATTCCCGCTGTTGAGGAAGTTAAAGGTGAACGCCACAAGCACGACGAGAAGGAAGTCACCGAGGAAGTTGAGAAGGTGGAGATGGTTAAGGGTGAAGGTGACAACTACATCCGAAAAGTCACCACCGAAACAGTCACTCGCATTGAGCGCACGCCGCTGTACGTCGAACACCCAGTAGTCAACGAGGACGGTACTCCATGCTTGAACATTATTTCACCGGCTGTTGAAGCCAAGGACGCGGTTCTTGATGAAGACGGCAATGAAATAGAACCAGCAGTAGAAGCCAAAGCGGCTGTTACCGAACAAATGACTCACAAATGTCCGGTGATGGAGGAGTACGTCGTACAAGAGGCGCAGGAGGAGCGCACCGAACGCAAATTAGAATCACCAGCCGAACCTGCTGTTGAGGAAGTTACAGAACGCCGCTTGGTTAAACCAGCAGTCGAAGCACAAGAAGCAGTTTACAAGACGGTGACTGTACCGGCTGACGAACGACCAGACGATGATGACACAACTTGTGTTGGCCTTATCGCACAGGACGTAAAAGCTGCGATGGATGAAGTTGGCTACGACTGCACCTTGGTTGGCGAAGACCCGAAAGGAAAGTTATCTGTTGAATACAGTCAACTGGTGATTCCGCTGTTGAAAGCGGTGCAAGAATTAAGTGCAGAAGTTAAAGCACTCAAAGGATAATTTTTATGGACGCAGAAAAACCAAAGAAGGAAACCGTTATTATTAACGGGGAAGAACACAACGTAGCAGACTTGACTCCACAACAAATCACACTAATAAACCATGTAAGTGATCTTGACCGCAAAGCGAATCAGATTAACTTCAGTTTGGAGCAAACACTTGGAGCGAGAAATCACTTCATGGGTTTGTTGAATCAGTCGCTAGAAGAAGACACAGTAGATAAAGCAGTGAATGACTAATGTCCTAGATCATGCAGCATTTGAACGCGTAGCAGAACAAGCAATTGGCCATTACGGCTGGATGATTGTTGCTGCGTTTTGTGCGCTGCTGTTTAAGGACATCTTGTTCAACTTCGCTCAAGGTTTACTAATCTACTGGGGCAGTAGTTTTGAGAATGACGAGATTCTTTACATTAGTGGGAGGCAAGCGCGAGTTATACGACTCAGCTTGACCTCTACTACTTTCTTTATGACTGATAGGCAGACAAAAATGATTGTACCTAACGAACAGCTAAAGGCTCTTGTTGTAGAGAAAAAGCTACCCGTCAATGGCGGCGAAGCCTACTTGCCGAAAGGCGATGAAGGTGGCGTAATGAAAGTGGAATTAGTAGATCAAGATGTGTGAGAACCCAAACTGTTTTGAAGATACTTGCCGAGGTGAGTGTTTAGATTCGCCAACCAAAAGATTCTTGGTTGTGTCGTTACTTTCAGTATTTATTTTATTGATGAGCGGGTGCAAGTCGTTGCCCGGTAATCTGGAGATAGATACACCGTTTTTTGATATAGAATATGAAGGCGCAAAGGAGTGAATTTTGACGACATTAAAGTGGCAATTGCTAGTGCAACGGGGATCGGAAACTGGATGGTTTCCATTGACCTCGTACTTAAAGTTGCCATATCACTTGCATCATTAATTTACATAATCTTAAAAATTAAAGAACTAATCAATAAGAACAATGGCATACGGTAAACGTAAAAAAGGCGGACAACGCCTCATGGAAATGGCACGGGCTGGCGCAAAACGCCGAGCTGATCGCAAGAAGAAGACGCTGGCTCAAGCTCGCGCCAACATCAAGAAAGGCCCAGTAACTCGCGGGTCAACTCCGTCAAGAGGCAGGACAAAGGTTCAGATAACGATGAAGCCCAAGAATAAAACTCTTGAGGCAGCAAAGCGCAATATAGCAAAAGGCCCAGTTACAAGAACTGTCAAAAAGGCTGCCACTACAAAGCCAGCGAAGAAGCCTGTTGCAAAGAAACCCGCAGCTAAAAAGCCAGCGAAGACTGATGCACAAAAGCTAGCTGATTACCGTAAGAATCCAACAAAGGGCATGGCTCCGCGTAATCTACGCACGGAAGCACAACGCGCTGCTGACAGGAAACGCTTGATGAATCAAATGTCAGAAGCAAGAGGTATGTCTAAACTTGCTGGCGGCTTAACCAAAGATTTAGATAAGGCAAGATCAGCAACTGACGCTGCGATAACTGTAGCTACTTTACCTATAGGTGGCGGTGCAGTTCGTGGTGGTGCAGCATTAGGAAAAGCAGCATTAAGTGGTGCAAAACGTGCAGCGACAACTGCCGGTAAAAAAGTAAAAGAGCAAGTTGCTAAACGAGGTTTAACTCCAACAGGTCGCAAGTTACGAAAAGCCGGTAACTATAGAGACACAAAAGGTCGCATACAAAAAATAGACTCGAATCCATTTAAGAAGGGCGGCACAAAGCCAAAGCCTAAAAAGAAGGCTTCACCAAAAGGCAAGAATCCGTTTAGAGAAGGTGGTACTAAAAAGCCAGCAAAGACTTCTTCTAAAAAGTCAGGCAAGAATCCGTTTTCTGCAAAAAATCCGTTCAACCCAAAAGGCGAACCGGTAAAGAAAAGCAAGGCTATTGAAATAGATATACCAGCACCAAAACCTAAAACAGTAAGAAAAGCAACTAAAGGCGCAACCAAGCCAGTAAACAAAGCAATGCCTAAAGACAATAAGGCGAGGCAAGCTAAACGCAAGAGTCTTCGTAAGGTAGCAGCGCCAAAACCCAAAGCAACATCAAAGTCCAAGGCTAAAGCAAAGACTAAAAAGCCGTCTGTATTAAAGAAGGGTGTAAACAAGGCTAAAAATCCGCAAACCAAGTTTAAGCAAGATCAGCTTAAAAGGAACATGAAGAAGCGCGGCAAGCGATGACACAAGAAGATCAAGCAAACGAGTTTACTCGGAGACTCTGCGCTGCCATTGAGTACGCAGATCAAGAACTTGATCTTACCGCTGAACAGCTTATCGGCTCACTTGAAGTAGCGAAGCAAATATTAATAACAGAGTTCTTAAATGGCGATTAAGAAAGACTCAAGATTAACAAGAGCAGGAGTCACAGGCTACAACAAGCCCAAGCGTACTCCCGGTCATCCTACGAAGTCACACATTGTTGTGGCTAAAGACGGTGATCAAGTTAAGACGATTCGCTTTGGTCAACAGGGAGTTAAAACAAATCAGACTGCCGGACAACGAAAAGCGTTCAAATCTCGTCACTCCAAAAACATAGCTCGCGGAAAAATGTCAGCGGCTTTTTGGGCAGACAAGGTCAAGTGGAGTCCAAGCAAAACAAAGTCAAGTTCTAGTAAGTGGAAGAAGGGATAACATGGCAGCAAAAAAACAACTCACTCAAAGACAGAATGACACATTAAAGCGTCATTCAGTTCACCATACAAGTAAACACATGGCTGAGATGAGAAAACTAATGAAGTCTGGTAAAACATTCACGGCATCTCATAAGATTGCCATGAAGAAAGTTGGAAAATAATGGCATCACCAAAACCAACAAGGCCAGCGTTATGGTCAAAAGCCAAGTCAATGGCTAAAGGAAAATTTAAAGTGTATCCATCAGCTTATGCAAATGCATGGGCGGCCAAAGAGTACAAGAAAATGGGAGGTAGATGGAAGAATGCCTAAACCAATGCAAGGCTTGACTCGTTGGTTTAAAGAAGAATGGATTGACGTTAGAACAGGAAAGCCTTGTGGCAGGAAGAAAGGCGAGAAACGCGGCACGCCATATTGCAGACCAAAGAAACGAGTCACAAGTAAGACTCCGAAAACTGCAAGTGAGATGACCGCATCAGAAAAACGTAAAAGAATTTCGCAGAAGAAGCGTTTAGGACAACCAGCAGGAAAGCCAAGACGAGTTTCTGTTGCAAAAAGAAAGAAAAAATAATGCCGTACGGAAAAGGAAGTTATGGAAGTAAGATGGGTAGACCACCTAAAAAAGCAAAAACAACAATGAAACGTGTTGTAAAAAAAGTTAAGAAACCAAAGCGAAAGATGTATTAATGTTAAGCGGTAAAAAAACATACATGACGGCAGCCGGTGGTATTCTCGCGGCTGTAGGTGCATACTTCTCTGGAGACATGGAAATAGGTACGATGATAAACATTGTTGTTACATCGTTGCTTGCCGTGTTTCTACGGAAAGGTGTAAAGAGCGATACGAGTGGGGCTAATTAAAGCCATACTTGCATTGTTCAAAGCCTTTCCTACTTTGGAGAGGCTTTTTATGCATATATCAGATGCAGTTAAAGAAGCCAACGCAGCGAAAAGGTATGAGGATAAACTTACTCATATTGATAATGCTTTGCGTGTCCACGGGTTGCCAGACGACGCCAAAGTACGAGAATGTCAAGGAACTGACGGCACATCCTCAATTTCCGAAGGCGGCGTTTCACGCACCGGACTTCACAAGGCAAGCGATGCGAACGATAGCTCGACTTGAATATGAATTGGAGAGACAATAAGGACGTAAATTATGAGCGTGACCGCCATAACGAAAAGAACAAAGTCCGCAACAAGCGCGATTACAAAAAGAAGCAAGCAAGCCGTAAGCGCAATAACAAAAAGAACTAAACCTAGCGTGTCAGCGATAACAAAACGATGAGTTCACAATACATTATAGAAAGATTTGGCCGAAAGGTTGGCCTAAATCCAGATGACATAAATCAACGCTATGTTATTTTAGACTTTGTTAATGAAGCCTTGCAGACAATCTATGAATATGTAGATATTCCCGGTTCGTTAGTTGAAGAAGAATTTTATGTTGCAGGAAACAAGCGCATCGCAATGAGTCGCGACGTTCAATCAATTCGTGCAATGCGGGAGAAAGAATCAAAGCTCCCATGGAAGTCACAGAATCTAATCTCTGAATACAACTACAACAATTGGAGAAGTGACAGTCGTTGTTTTCGTATTGTAGGATACAGCGCAATTAAAGAATCGTTAAAGTCTGCAATAACAGCAGCAAGAAGTTCAAACGCAACTGGTGTTACAGTAAAAGCACATGGACAAATTTCGGTTGAAACTCTGCACGTTACATTTGAAACCAGACAAGCAAACTCTCTTGCAGTTCTCCAGAATAAAGTAGTTTCTTATGTTGCTACCACTGGAAGTCATGCAGTAAGTACGAGTGAACTTCAATTAGACAATACAAATATCATATCGGATATTGTTAATATCCGCAGATTTGATAATGCTACACGCGAAAGATACGGCACTTCTACAGCATCAGAACAAATTCCCGGTATTTTTCAAGTTGTAGATACAGCAGACGGTACAGTTTACGCTGAGATACCTTCGGGCCAAAGTGAATCAAGTTATTTAATTGTAGATGTATCAGAGTTTCCATGGGACGAAAACTCAGCACAAGATGACGATCATACGTTACAGATTCTGTACAAGAAAAAGCTCAGATACATTCAGAGCAATGATGATATTTTTCCGCTTGTCGGATACGAAAACATTGTAATGCATAAAGCGATGCAATTGTTTCTTGAGGAACAAGGCAAGATACAAGAAGCAATCGTTTTTGAGAACAAAGTAAACCGCGATCTAGGTAGAAAGATTGCAGACATGGAACGAGGCCAAGAACGCAAGATGCAGTTTGGTCGTCATCCCCATGACAATTTAACATTAGGTCGTCGTTGGCATTATCACCGTGGCTAGTTATGTACAAACATCGTTTTCTGGCGGCATGAATATGTCGGTGGATGATACACGCCTGACAGAAGACGAGTATAAGTTCGCGCACAACATACGCAACCGATTTGGCACACTTGAAGGAGTCAAAAAAGCTAAAGACATTTCTATTGATATTGATGCATTTGTTGATAATCCACCAATACAAGCAATTTACTCTGTAGGTGAGTATGTATTTTTATTCTTCAAGGGAGGCTGTAAGTACAGAAAGCCGCAAAATCCAGATACTACTTGGTCGGTTCTTTATTCTGGAGGAACCATGCACGAATCCAACGAGATATTTGTGCAAGCCGTACCCGCATCCACACAAAACTTTTTACGAAAAGAAACAAGAGTAGCAGGGTCAGCATTGGAACTTGATACAGCACAGACTGTACAAAAAACTGTTGCGTCAATTATTGTACAAGACGGAGTCAGCACACCGAGAGTTATAGAAATTTCTGGCGGAACAGTTTCTGATCGCGCAGCAAAGACTTATGCACAATGGTCTGACGGTACACACGCATCCCGTGAATACATACCGATAGGAAAGCAGATGGCTTTCTTTAACAATAAGTTGTTTGTTGTTAGCACGGATGGAACTGAATTATACCATAGTGTGAGTGGCCGTCCAATGGATTTTGTGATACCGATAAATACGTCAGGTAACAAGATAAATGCAGACGAAACTATTGGAGGCGCACCGGCCACATCATACACGGTAGGCTACAACGAGATTACAGCATTGAAGGTCTTGAATAGTGAAGCCTTGTTTGTTTCAACATTGGGTGGTTCTTATGCTGTATCATTAGACTATTCGTTTATGGTTTTTGGTGAACCCTCGTTCACCAAACAATTTCTGTTTACAGCAAACTCGGTAAATCAAAAATCATTTATTGAGTTACTTGGTGACTTTGCGTTTCTTGATCCAGAGGGATTACGTTCGTTTAACGCAGTAATGCAGTCAAAGAATGAGGCACGTAATTCGGTATTTTCGCTCAAGGTCGCACGACTATTCAAAGATGTTGTTCAGACCACCAACAAATGCGCCGCAATCACATTTGATGATTATGCGCTCTTTGCTTGCAACACTATTTACGGTCACGGCATTTTGGTTTATGACATTCTTACGCAACAGTTTGTAAGTTTTGATCAGTTTACAGATGCAACAGGAAATATCGGGCCGATTATGGAATTTGCAAAAGTAGAAACAAACAATAAACGAGAACTTTTTGCTATTACACACGGCACGAAAGCAGAAAACAAAGCAGTAAAAATTAATTCTGGTACAGTTTCGGTTGGGGCAACTTCAATAACTGTTGATACAACATCAGCAAAGCTATTTGCAGGTGAAGTTTTACAGTTTACTAACGGGGGAATATTCACACTCACAGCAGATGCAAATGCTGGTGTTACTACTTTGTCAGGAAACTTAACTGTAAATGAAGTAATTAATAATGAGGATGGAGATACCGGCGCACACAAATGCGTTAAACTTTACGAAGGTACTGGATATGAAACAGCGTATGTTGAAACCCGCGCGTTTTGTACCAATGACACTCGCATTGAACAAAAGCCACAAGAGTTACGCATACTATTTAACAAGGTACAATCGGCCTCATCAGTTAAAGCAATTCAACGTGTAAACGATGAAGTCACGCCAGACTCATCAGCAGGAACTCAGACAAAAACTTTGGCAGCTCCGACAATAAACATTGATTATCCTGTCACATTCCCGGTTGTTTGGAGTGGGCCAAAGCAAATACAAAACTTACTTTACAATTTCCAAAGTGGTCAGCAGGGTTGGAAAATATCTTACGCCCTGACATGGACTAACGGAATTACGTTATCGAATTTACAGTTAGAAACACAAAACATTACACCAATGAACCCAATGTTATCACAGGCTTATGTCAGTTAATGTAACACACACAGATTTTACGGACGCAACTACGCTGTTCACGAATCTAGCAGCAGCTAACGCAATGCTGGATAATTTAACAGTACCGGATGCGACAACTAGCACAGACGGGGTAGTCAAGAAAGCCGCAGCTTCAGCAGATATTGCGACTGTTGGAGGCTCATCAGTAGGAGCGGCGGCAACTACTGGAATTTCATTTAGTGCTTCAGATTCAGCTCATCCAACAGAAGCTGAAATCAAAGCAGTTTTAGTAGAAATATCAGCACAAATTAATCACCTCAAAAGCGTCTTACGCAGCGCAGGAATACTAACATAAAACATCATGGATATAGGACAATGGATAGGTGAAGCACTTAAAGGACTAGGCAACGCAGGACAAAAAATTGCCGAAGGTCTTTTAGGTAATTTTAGTGACGATGGTGCGTTAAGTATGGGCAACATTGGCAGTCTAATGCTTGTGTTTGGCCTAGGTGAAATTCTAGGCAAAGACGAACCATCAAAAGAAGCAGCTAAAAAACTGCAAAAACAGTTTATGGATTTTCTGCCAAAGTATGTTGAGCAGAAAGTTGCTGCGGGTAAGATGGAGCAGACTGCGCTTTCCGATCTGAATGACTTATTAAATTATGGCGTTGTTACAAAGCGTAATGATCAAGGTCAGGTTATAAGTCGCAAACAAGAAGCATTGGGTGGTAAAGTTGATCTTGAGTATGAGCAGTTATATGGAGTCAAACCGCAGTATGAGGTTGATGCAAGCGGTAATGTTGTTATTGATCAGCAAACAGGCAATCCTAAAACTGTAAGCACAGGTAGACCCGGCCTAGTTCAAAGAGCCGGTGAAGCGAAACGCGGAGAACAGTATAAAAGTGATTTAGCTAAATCCGCTACAAGAGTAGATCAGTTGGCGCAGTCAGGTCAGCCATTAGCGCAAGGACTTCGTCGCATGGAGCAAACGCTTTCACCGGAAGTCCAGCAAACTCAACAGCAAGTTGGACAAAGTTTTCGTGGACTGCTTGCAGCACAAGACCCAACTAGGTTGTCTGGCGCAGAGGAAGCGCAAGTAGAACGAGGTCTTGGTAGAATGGGACTCGGCATTGGTCGTACATCTGAAATGGACAAGTACCGCGCTGCGATGACATTTGGTGATGCGTTAGCTGCGAAGCAACAACGTCTCGGTCAAGCACTCGGTCAAACAGGCAGCGTTGTTCCTAGTCTGAAATCAAACATAAATCCCGGCGTAGTCTTTGGCGAAGGTACAACAACAATGCCAACGATGCCGGGACAAGTTGCTTCGTTTGGCAACACAGCAGCACAAGCACTTGCACCAATTAGCACTACAGCAACAATGCAAGGTCAAGGCACTAAAGGCAAAGATTTACTCAGCAATGTAATACTTGGAGGAATCACAGGTGGCTAATTTATTTGAACTAACAAAGAGGAGGCGGCGAGCGCAGGAGTTTGCTGATCGGTTTCGCGAAGGTGCAACTGAGTCGGAGCGTGAGTTCTTTGATCGTTACTACCAAGAACCATCAGCTAGTCCGATCCTACAACGAGGCGAGTTGCAACGTCAGTTGGAGGAAGGCGATGCATTGCGCAGATCATTGATGGCTCGCGGCATGAATGCGATGCAAGCTGAAGACGCAGCAGCACGGGCAGAGCAAGCACAGCAAGATGAGACAGACAGACTTGCAGAAAACCTAGCAATCACTAGAGCACCGGGAGCAGTTGCAGGAGAGGGGCCAGGTAGTTACGCGGAGTACACAACTCGCGGTACTGATACTGGTGGTGCAGCGGAGTTCTTGCGTTCACAAGGTATGCCTGTTCCAGCTAGACCGGATTCTTTATCGCTGGATGAATGGTCGCGACAACGCGCAATTGAAATGCAGATGGCGCAGCCACGCGCAAGAGACGCCGCTGCTAGACAAGCAGAAGGTACTGTTGATTCATCCATTAGACTAGCGCAATTTAAAGTTGAAGAAGCTGAAGAGAAGATTCCACAAGTTATAGCAGATGCAAGGCTTCAGGCAGCAACATCAACAAAGCTACGAGAACAGTTAGATGTTCTGGAAAGTCTTCCTCGCGTTTCTCAAGGTGATCCACGATATGATGAAATACAAGCCGCAGTCCGACAAGCCGAAGCAACAATTGACAACGTACTTCGTGTATTGGGCAAAGGTTCAAGAGCATCGGCTAATGCAATGGGCCTTGGTCATAGTGGCATGGGAACTGGGCCTCAGAAGTTTGTTGATGTAGATGTTGAAGAAGTCTTAAATAATGCGCCACAACAAATACAAGGTGAAGGTGGTACTGGATTTTACTTACGTCCAGTAGATGTTGAATCGCGAGAGTTTAACTAATGACGCTAGAAGAAGAAAAGCGTAGACTGCGTCAAAGATACAACATTCCAGATAATGTTGAAATTCTAACGCAGGAAGAATACGACATTGCAGAAGCAGAAGATCGTTCTGCGTTTGATGTCGGAGTTCAGTCAGCAACAAGATCAGTAGTCCCCGGTCTTACTGGTCTTGGCGCAATGGCAGCAGCAAGTAAGGCACTTGCAAAAGTACCAGCCCGTAATGTACCTACAGCAATTGCTAAAGGTGTTGGTATGTTGGGTAGCGCAATCGTTGGTGGTATTGCTGGAGACATAGCTCAGACAGAAGTAGACGAGGCGATTCGTGGAGAAGAAGCAGTTAGACAGACAGAGCGTGAACTTGCTGCTGGACGCAAAGCGCAACCTGTTGCATCAGTCACAGGTGAAATTCTTGGAGGTAGTCTTGGTGGTGGTGTTGCTCCATCATTAAAGACAGCAAAAGGTTTAGGCGAAGCAGTTAAGTCTGGTTTTGGTACACGCGCTAAACAATCCGAAGCTGCAAAATATGCCGTTGGTCAATCAGTTGTTGGTGCTGGTATCGGTGGTGCAGTAGAAGGTGCAAGACAATTTCAAGAAGGAGACTTTCAGCCAACAGCATTAGGCGCAGCAATGACAGGCGGCGCGTTGTTTACTGAACCAGTCGGTCTTGGGCGTAAGTTGCTTGGCACAACAGCACCTCCACCATCAGACGCGCCAGAAAGACCAGTTGAATTTGGAATACAAGTAGGCGAGGACTTAAAAGACATTAAAGATTTGCCAGTACAAGAGGCACTTCTTGCTCGCTCAATTGTTAAAGGTGAAGACGCAGGGATAGGTCGCAGGACTCTTGTTGATGATATGCTTGAGAAAGTCGCAGATGACATGAAAGCTGCGTCAGAAACAAATCTTAAAGTTCAACAAGATGCTGATGCAATCCGAGAGACTTCCGAGAGTCCGAAAACATCTGTTGAGGGTGAGTTCGAGAAAATCAACAAAGACCCGAAGATTGATAAAGCACTCAGAGAACTTGAGAAGAAACAACAGCCATCTAAAGAAGATCAAGTAAAAATTACTGATCAAGGCAAGAAGAAGATAGAGTCTAAAATTTCAGCAATGTCCAACGAGGATGTTGCCCGTGCATTCGCTAAACTTAATAAGCGTAAACGTGCCGAAGTATCTACGAGGTTTCTTCAGAATCAAAACAAGTCCATTGAAGATGCTCGCGCTGAGTTGATGGCTGAGATTGAAACCAAGCTGCCAGCAGACTTATTTAAGACTGCAAGGAACTTGGCCAATCGTCGCAACATTACCATGCGTGTCGCAGTAGACAAGCTAGTTGCTAATGCACAAGGACGCGCTCTTGGATTTCTACATAACAAGAATCAGCGCGTTAGAGACCCTGAGATGGTTTTAAGTCTTGACGATCTTAATCTTGAGACACCATTACATGAAACTGTTCATCGGTTTGTTCGTGATTTGTTTGAGTCATCCAATGAAGTTGACCAGAAACTTGCGCGTGGTTGGTACAAAGAATTACTCAGCAACGATTCATCGTTTGATCTCAAAAAGATAAAAGAAAAATTTAAGGCAAAAGGCTACAACTTTGATAAGGATGAAGCGTACCTTGATGAGTTTCTTGCTGAAGAAGGTGGTAAAAAACTTGAGCAGCGTCTTCGTAATTTACCGAAAGGTACGTTCGATAAGATGCGGCGTTGGTATGCTGATGTTCGTCGAGGCCAGAAAGTTAAGTACGGCAAAGCAGCAGTAAACGATATACTAGATTATATTGCGCAAAGACTTGAACTAGACCCTGCTGCTTTATTCGATAACGATCTTTGGCTCAGAGATGGAATTGATTACGCCGAGTACATCGGAATAAAGAAGCCGAAACAACTTGGTGGACAAGCTGCGACTGCATCAAAGACTGTTGATGGCACGAAGTACGAGTCATCGGTCGAGGTGTTTGATATGCCTAAAGAAGTTGAAGAACTTCTTGGATTACCGGAGCGACCAAAAGAATTTGCGAAGAACTACGCAGAAGACTTAAACGAGTTCAAGATCGCACTCGATAAGAATCATTCGTACAACTCAACCGTCGAATACCTTGATGGTTACATGATTGATGAAACCAACTTCGATCAGTTTATGAATGCGGTGCGCAAGAACAGTCCGCTAAAGAAACTGTACAAGTCGCTACAAAAAACAGAAAGTCGTGAAGAACGTTTTAATGCATTAGCTGACGCACAACATTGGGGTGAGCCTGAGAGTATCATGCGTAATATTCAGAGAATGCATGGCGGAGGCGTTTTATCGTATCTTGTAGAACATGGCGGCGACTTAACTCATAGAATGTCTCAGCGCATCGCCCTCGAGGCGCAAGGCAGGTTCGCGGGTGGTTGGGAGTACATGAAAGAAAAGCTAGGCCCGCTGTCGGATGCATTAAATTCTGAGTTTCTGGAGAGAAAGCTAAAAGAGAACGCAACTAATAACGCAAAGGCTCTAAATATACCTTTAGATGTTTTTCAAAAAGATGTTGATGATGCACTTACAGCATACGCTAATGCACACAGAAAACTTCAAACGTATAACGAAGCGCAAACAACTGCTAGAGACATAGCAGTTGCTATAGGCGAAAAGCGTTGGGATGATGCAAGGCGACTTACAGAAAAACTTAAAAGTGAAGTAGATAAGGGGTCAGAAAGCTGGAAAAAATACGCTTTAAGGGATGACTCAAACTACACAAAGCCGCAAATAATTTTACGCACACGCAGACCAGAAGATGCTGCTGGTTACTTTGAGAACGACAAGATTGTTATTGGTGTTCCGACAATTAACGAAACTTTTGATTCAACTCTCGCTCGCTATCTAACGTATCACAAGTTGCTTGGTGATGTTCGCATGAAGAATCAACTGGCTAGTGCATGGCAGATGACAGCCAAGTCGGGTATGTGGTTTAAGAACTACGAACCTTATATGGTAGCCAAGTTCATGCACTACGCATTGAACACCAACAACAAGTTGGACGATGCAGTCAAAGCCAAGTTGCGTTACTACCAGAACCATCTTGAGTTGGAAGCACCAAGAGGTGATTACAGAACCAACATTGGCCGCAATCAACAGTACGATACTCGCATCATGCATCAAGGTGATGCGTTGCACGGAATTTTTAAGGCGTTGCCTCTTGATATTAAGCAGGAGTTTGCTCGTCGTGTTGCACCTGTTGATGGACTCTTTATGTCCGACGATGAGTATGTAGAATTTTTTGACACGCTACTTGATAGTTACGGTATTGCCGGTTCATCGGTTCGTAAGAACTTTGATGATATGCAACGGTCGCCTCAAGCGATGCTGGAGAACTTCGTTAATGACGAAACCTTCAATGTAATTGATCGCAGCAAGATGATCTTTGACCTAGTCAAAGATGAGGGATCAGCCATCTACCATGAATTTGATCGACTGCAAGCATTGTGGGCTGACACGAAAGTTCCTGTTGATGATGCTCTTGCCGGTGGTATGCGCAGCAAGTTCCTCGAAACTGCCGAGGAAATTGTAGGCACAAAGCTCGATATTCTAACGCACAATCCACAACCGCCGAAGCCAAGACAGACAGATTTTGAAGAACTCTGGAGTGTCAGCAAACTAGCATCAGAGGAAAGTGGCGCTGATCCGATTGGTAAGATTGATGAAGAGACTCCAATTCCGATGGATTCAACTCCAAAAGGATTGTCCGCTGTAGATCGTTATGAACAAAAACGCTATAGCAGAATACCGCTCATCAATTTTGGCGAGCCAAGCACATGGCAACTCGGTAGAAGAATTACCAGAAACTTTCGTCCTGTTATTGATCGGATTCGTGAACTTGGTGAAGGCAAGTCCAAGGAACTAGCAGGGTACATTGCATCAAAATTTGAGTCAGTACACGCCGAAGAACGTGAGATGGTTGGTCGTTACCTAGAACGAACCATGCTCGCCGTGAGCGAAGTACATTTGTCAGGCGATGAAATGACTGCACTAGGTCGATACCAGACAGAGCGTTGGCACACAAAGCTAGGCTTAATCGACAAGATAGATGATGACCTTGCTAAAGCATACAACAGCAATGCTCGCATACGATACTATGATCGTATGATAGAAAGCGTGTATCGTGACACTCGTACATTACAGAATGACCTTGGATTGAAGGTTGCGGTTTATCGTGGCAAAGAGGTTCAATACGTTCCCGGTCAACACACACTTGAATATACTCCTGAGATTATTGCTCAAGACAAACGCCGAATCTTGATGAAAGGCGAGAAGCAAAGTAGAGAGTATCAAGAACTCAAGACGCAACTCATCAAGTATTGGAAGTCCATATCCAAGGATATGTCTGACGAGGAATTCAATAATGCAGTCAAGCAATCAGAAGAAGCAGGAGTCAAGGATGAAAGTGACGATGTAGCATTACCGAGTGAGAAAGGTAAGACCAACGACGAGAAGCTGGAGATACTTTTTGATAATTTTGCTGGTGCATTAAGAGCGACAGACAAGCAGATAGGTTCACACAAGTTCAAGGCACTCCGTGTTGCGACCGGCAAGCTAGGTATTCCTGCTGCTTGGGTTGAAGCAAATGCAGTTCAACGTATGACTCGTTACGTTGTTCGCTTTGCTAAAGACATGGCGATGTTTAAGCACATAGAACTTGATCCGAAAGCCAGACAGATTCTTGGTATGCCAGATCAAGAAGGTAAGTACATTACAGAGTACGACCTTGATGGCATGGAACATGGAGGCCCGTTCAATCTGCCAACATACGACAAGGAGAACATCAAAGTAAAAAGCGGCAAAGCACTCTATGACTCAAACGAGATTGAGGCACTCATGGAGAACTATATCGGATACTACGAAGGTTATGATCTAGGTATTCGTACATTCAACAGGTTAGTTACATCTAGTTGGTTGGGTGCTGGTGCTGGTATTCGTGATTTCTTTTCGTCTTACTTATTTGCTTTGCCTTACATGAGGTTGCAGGACTTACCAATTCTTGCAACTCACCTGTTGGATATACGAGATGCATGGCGCAAGAGTTTTGAGTATGGAATCAACAAGACCAACTTAAACAACCTTGAGTACAAGGCTGAGAGTATTAACCGAGTTGCTGATGTCGCAAACCGAGTCGCTGATACTATGCTTCGTGCTGGTGGTCGTAACATTCTTGAGCAGGGTACTCGCGCTTTACAGTTTGCATTTGGCAGACAAATTACATGGGCAGCAATGCACATGAGGCCACTCGATATAATCACAACAGATTGGACTGCGAACAGACTATTAAAAAATTTACAGAAGCAGATGGGTGACGTTGTCATCAACGGCAAGAAGCAGAACTTAATGGATTATGTTGGTCGCGGCACTAAAGCACCAGACGAGTTGATGGACAAAGCTGCTGCTGCATGGGTTGAGATAAATCAGGGAACCTATGATGCAAGAGGGTTGCCGAAGTTTACGCAGCGCGGTGTTCTCAGCATGGTGACTTCATTGTCACGTTGGTCTATCGAGAAATCAGACCGCATGGTCAAGGATGTTATCGGCCCATTGAAGACTCAGGGCGATCCGTTACCTTTAGTTAAAGCAACGATTGGTGCAGTCATTGGAGGTGAGGCAATCGTGTACATCTCCGAAGAAATCGCAAACAAACTGCAAAGTGATCCAAAAATCATAGAAGCATTACACATGGAGAACGATAAGGAACTAGCTTATGCGATTCTTAATTCTGTTCAGTATGCAGGTTTCTTTGGGTTTCAGTCTGCGTTGATCTTTGATCTAGTTAAGGCTTCGCGATTCGGCATAATGGATGGTATTCCCGGTGGTTTTACTTTCCCTGCGTTTGATCAAGCCAGAACAATTGTAAATACTTTTACCAAGTTCTTTTCGTCAGGCGAAATGACAGAAGAAAACTTTGCGAAAAGCTGGACAAAGTTTATCCGTACAGTATTTACCGACTTGAATCAGACATTGCGTTACTCAGCAAACCATCTGTTGTTGTCTGAAGATATGTCCGAGTTTAACGCACGGGCGAGTCTGCGTAAATGGGATCGACTAACAACAGGTAAAGATCAACAAAAAGTATCACCGGATGTTGGTAATGAGTATGTTCATCCAGCCAAAAAAGAATTTAGAAAAGCCAACAACATAGCTGATGCAAGAAAACTTCTACCGGCAGCAGTTCGTGAGGCAGCGCGTGATGCGATACAGAAAAAACCAAACGATCTTGCTGCGCAACAAAAGATATTTAAGGATAATCTAAATGCGCTCTGGCACGGCAACTGGTCAGCAACTCCTGCGTTACCATCTACCAGAGAATATGTAAGGCAGAAGGATCGTATTCAGTACCTTGGAATCGAACCAAGCAAAGCTGATCTAGCTAGGTTCCCCGACTTGGCAACAATCAATCGAAGCGAGAAGGGTGCAATGTTATCTCGGAAGTTTGGTTCAAAGATGATGCCCGGTACACTCATTGAGCGGGAACAAGCAGAAGGCTTAATCAAAACTGAGAAAGATTTCGAGAGACTAAAGGAACAAAAGAAAGCACTCATCTATAGATACATCGGATCTAAAGGTAAGTTGTTGTGAAGACATTGGGAGCAAGGGGCGAACTTATTGTTGCGCAAGAATTGATGCAGCGTGATTGGAACGTGTCCTTTCCTTTTGGAGATAATTGTTATTACGATTTAGTTGCAGAAAAGTCTCATCACTTTTGTCGCATACAAGTTAAGTGTACTGAGAAAGTTACACTAACAGTTCAACATCACGGGCCGCATTACGCATTCAGTCTGAGTCACGGCAACCTTAATAAAGAAGCGTACACGAAAGAACACATTGATTTTTTCATTTGTTGTGTTATTGATGGCAACCGCTTTTGGGTCGTGCCAGTAGAGGATGTTGCCACAAAGACTCTGAAGATATTTAGAGACGGCAAGAAGTATCACGAATATGAAGGCGCATGGGACTTGCTACGATGACTGAATTAATAGAAAACCTACATGAAGCACTACAACTCGCAGAGACTAGAGGTCAGCGTAAGATTCTACTCCGCGCTATCGAGTTGGCTGAAAGACTCAAGGCTACCATCAAAGTCGAATGAGCCTAGTTCTTTATAAGACTTACCCTGCTTCCGCAGGTAAGTAATCTTACCCTCGCATCCTGCCATACAATCTTTATCTTTGATTAATTCAACAGCACGTTTGCCGTTTGTATCAAGACGCAGATGAGTTGTTCCTCTTGGCGGTTTCATAAAACTGGTCGAGCCTTGGAAAACCAAGAAAAACAAGACCCGCAAACAGACATCGCTACAAATGTCTGACCCAGTTTAGAAGTTAAGGCTATCGTAAACATCGTCAACCAAGGGTCTAAACCAACCACCGGTATTCTCAACTTGCTCCGTAGTTACAAGGAACTCTAATACTTGGTCTAGTTCCTGTTTCGTAACCTCAGATACAAATTTCAGCCATAACTTTTTGTAGCGAACGCCTGAGTCCGAGTCAATAATATATCTTAAAATGTGTTTGGTGATTTCACCAATCGGATTACGTCCAACAGTATTGAACGCTTCATGCATCTTGTGTTCCGTTACAGTCAACAACTTGAATGCACGTTTGATCTGCGACAATGAAATCTCCTTCGTCGTGCCATCAGCGAAATGCATTAGCATGGCAGTCTTCAATAGATGAACATTCTTCCTGCCATAATAATTATCAAGTCGAGGGTCTTTGTTCACACGCTTTCTATCCAGTTCTCCTGACTCATAAAGATGCTTGTGCCACGCAGACGCTTCAGCATCCAACTTACATTCACCTGAGATTCCACGCAGTCCATACAGCCAACTGATAATGTCTTTGCGGCAACGTATCTGCTCGTCTGATAGACCGGGAAACTGACGAAAGAATCTAGGTGCATGACCGAATACAATGATGACGCGAGAAGTAAATCCCTGCGAAATAATCCTATCACTAAATGCTTCGCGAATGAATGAAGGTGTTGTTCCTCCCAGCATTGTTACGCAGATGTTCGTGATGTCGTCTGAGCCTTGGTGTTTACTCTTGTAATGGTAACTGCGTGAATCATAAAACTGGTTCAGCATATTCACCATGTCCTCGGAGTTCTTGCGAAAGAGTACACCAAGTTCCTCGATCATAAAGCAGATGGAATGATGTGACTTGTTCTTGAGCGCACTTCCACCAAGACGAGTATCGGGTATAGTAAACGTCCGCATACAATCATCACGCATATAACGAAGCAACGATTCTTGTGTAGTTGTGTCTGCACCGTAAGGATACATCGGAACCATCTCGTTTTTCTCAACGTCGAATTCCATCAGCTTCTCGCTTTTTATGATGTCGGTAACTTGCGAGATCACGCGAGACTTACCAGCAGCAGGAGGCCCGACAAGCAACGTAAAGATGTTCGGGTATATGGACATTGAATCTGGATACAACCAGACTCGCCTCTGTAACGCAGCACTTATCAAACTGTAGAAACTCCAATCAATAAATAGATCGGGCGATTCCAAATCTTTGAGATAGTGCCGCCACTTCTCAAGATTAGTCATCAAGTGTTTCTATCAGTTTTGCGATTATTGAATACTGCTCAAAGGTTAAAGCAGGATGTAGCGTCCCGTTTACCGTGATGAATAGTATAGGTTGGTTTTCATCTCCATCGAAGAAGTTGTCGATTGCGACACTTATATTAGTATCACCTATGTTGTAGCTTATTATTGGTTTAGACATCTATCATTTCTTTCCAGTTATCCCCGATCATTGCTTCTGATCTCATGGAGAATCGCTCGCCACGGGGAGAAATCATTTCACGATTCAGATGCTTCATTGCCTCTTGGGCAACAAATTCTGAATGCTCAGGTGCGCATTGAAGCAGCACACTATCATGGTTGTTCTGGAGTACGTCAACTCCTAACTCTTGCAAATCTTGTCGGTTCTGTAGTTCGACAAATGCGAGGTTCGTAATGCATCCGACAGTCGATTGAGGCACGAATGCATACGCTTCCTTGTACATTGATTCATCAATGATGCCGGTGAAGTATCTCGGATACCCAAACAGATTCTTGAGTGTTCGTGTTTCCTTGAGTCGTTCGACAGTCTCGTTGTGCCATTGGTTTATCTCAGGGAACAACTTGTGATAGGTACTGAGAAATCGTTTAGCCTCCTTCGATTCAAGTGCGATTGCACCTTGAGACTTTTGCAAGATATTTGTACGAAAGGTCGGAGCCTTCATGCCGTAGTTCGATGCGTGACAAACCATCTTGGCCATGAAGTAGTAGCGTTTATCGGCAGTCCAATTGTCGCTATCTTTGATTACACTATTCAGTTCATCCCAACCTTTGATGTCCTTGAGTTCATGGATGGGAGCTTCGCAGAATTCGTCGATGCTTCTACCAAGTTCAGCAGACCAGACATCAGGAAACAAGCGCATGGCAACAAACACATGGGACTTAATGCCTTCAAGAAATAGTGTGCGGAAGTTGCCTTGTGTACATAGGTAGCCAACGATCATTGCCTCTGCTCCTGCTTGGTCAGCTTGTACAAGAACCTTACCTTCATCAGCAATGAACAGATGTCGCAGCTTCTTTGGTATGTTTTGGATGTTCGTACCCCAGCGACCGAGTAGCTTGCGACTTGCCAATCTGAATGTAGATGTACCAGCCAAGTTGTACGAGGTCGTGATGCGATCAACCATTGGTATGTTGTGTAGACCATCGTAAGGATTGTACTTGAGTTGGCCGGATTCTTTGGCGATTGATCGGTACTTAAGAATTATTGAAATCGCTGGAAGATCATACTTGAGTCGATGTTGAAGCAGAGTCTTCTCGTTTGTTAAATCCTTCGCCGGTTTCTTGAGCTTCATGCGGTCATACAAATAGACAGACACTTGCTTCGGACTGTTTGGATTTAGGTCGTGACCGACAAGGAGACTCAGCATTCTACGAAGTTGATTCTTGTGTCGTTCGTTGCGCATCAGAATCTTTTTCTTCTCTGCTGTATTGATGCGGAGTCCCTGACACATCGCAGTAAGGTACGGCACTACCATTGAGTTAGCTTGTTCGATGGATTTAGTTGCGCCCATCGTAACTGCGAGTTCGTCAATTGATGGTTTAATCAACGCCATCGTGAGTACGTCCTTGACGTTGTAATGGTAGAGTTGATCAAACTGTTCTGCGTTCTGTGGATTGTAGCAACCTTCGTTCTTGTGATAAGGTTGATCTGTGTAAAGTGATATGCAATGTCCGAGAGACTTCTCTATTTCGGGGAACAGTCGATGGTGCGCCAGCATTGTATCGTAGACTTTGCGAGGTGCAGGAATACCATAACGATAAGCAATAACGAATAGGTCAAAGAGTGCGTTGTGTATGACTACTGTGTTGTCCCTGAGTGCAACAGCGAGTGCGCGTAAAATCTGAGGAGTCTCGTCGTAATGATAGTAGTTTATTCGCAGCATTGGTACGCAGTAACCTTTGCCGCCAAACGAGAATCCGAAACAAGTCATCTCAAGGCTAGGATTTGTCTCGATGTCAAAGAACATATCCTTGCCTTTAGTGTTTGTTAGTAAATCTATAACTTCGGATGCTTTGGGATAGATGTCACTCTCACCTTCGATGGGATTAGGTGGAGTCTTGAGATAACCGGCAGCTTTTGATACATCCCGTTGCATCCAGTATCGCCAGTTAGATCGTTTGGTTTTGCCGTGTCTCTCAGTTTCGTCGTAATCGTACTCGGTTTCGTGTGCGAGCGGATTGAAGTATGCCTTGCGATCAATGGCATTTTGCGGAGCGAACGTAGCAATGTAAGTGCGTCCATGTACCATCCAAGGACAGCCACGTTGACCACCGAGTTTTGAGTTCTTGAAAGTTTTAAGAGCCTTCTCGCCCAACAACAAAATTACTTTTGTGTCGGGGAGAAAGCCTTCGCCCAAGGTATTGAGCAATCTGATGTCGCAAGATTGTCTCGGAATACCAAGGGCGTTTTGGAATAGATGACCAGCGTAGCCTGAGATTAGACTACCCTTGTCGAATCTACTTGGACTTTCGAGAATTACCGTTAGACCGCTGTACTTTAGACTTGGTTTGTGTCTCACGCGCCTTGAGTGCTTCTTGTTTGAGCTTGTCCTTGATTGAATCTTGTTTGATGTAATCTTGTAGCATTAGGATTGCATCAGAGATTCCCGATAGATAACCGTCTGCTAAAGCCTCGGCTTGCATCTCAGTTGTCTTGATTCGTAACCGCTCCAACGCTTGTGCATTGTCTTTGGTACGAACGTCGTCAATTATGGTCGTTAATTCTTTCACAGTATTTTCTTTTAACGTAGTCAGGTGTTCCGTATCTTTTTCTTACTTCAGCAGTTCGCCGCTTCTTGTGCGGAAAGTCTACTTTGTAATCCATTGTGCGACTTTCGTGATGGCCAACTTCGCTGGGCTTGAGTCCATGCCGTCGCGCAAATTTCTTAAATTTTCTATCAAGGTCTTCCTTGTTTATTTCTAGGTCGTATATTTTCATGGAAAAAGGGGGAGGTTTTACCCTCCCCCATGTGGTTACGCAAGATCGTGTTCGGGTGCTTTACTGATCAGTTCCCCAACTGAATACGAGTTGAAGGTGATAGGGTCGCCGGTAGACGGGTCTACCATTGCCTCACCTTCCGCATTCTTCCTTACAACCTTCTCTGTCTTGATGGTTGCGTAGGCAGCCTTGCCCTTATAGATAGAACCATCCGGCTCGACAGTACCCCAAGGGTCGTTCTCGTCGGAACAGTTCAACTCGAAAGGCAAATCGAGAACACGATGATTACGCTTGATGCGCAATGCCATCTTCTCGATAAACACGAGGTACTCGCGGAATTGCAAACCAGCAATCCGTACATTTCCCAAGTCTGGATCTTCGATAGACTCAGGTGCAACGATTTCCCAAGTCAGGACAACCATAGGGTTGCCACTCTGTGACTGACGGGTTTCGGTATCGGCTACACGAATAGTGTAGTTGTTTGAAGGCAGAAACGGACGAGCGTTCTCCTTTACATCATTTAGGTTAATAGTAGGCATTTTTACCAGTTATCCTCACTTCGTGTGAGAAAGTATCGACGGGCGATCAATGCAGGGCAAACTAGCTGAGTTCTGTGTTTGGGAGGAGATTCTAATCGAGGTTCTGCGAACGATGACCTCGAAGTTCTCTCTCCCCACACAACAGCGTATACCTGTCTGCATCTTAATAGCAGTATGTACCCGTCTTAAATTCATTTATCTTCTACGGTAATACCGTGTTCGTTCTCTATTTTTTCTAGTTGATCTTCTAGTTGGTGAATTCTATTCCACGCAAACTTTAGATGCTCATCTTTAAGTTCCAATGCTTTTGCTTGGTCAACTGCTTGATCAACAGCACTTATATAATAGTCAGGCATAGTATGCGTTGCAGGACTTGATGACTTCGTTGAGATCGTTGGGTATGTAGAGATCATCAAACATACCAAGAGGAGTTTTCGCAGATGTCACTCCATCAGAGTTTGTCTGGAAACAATAGTCGATTGAGTTCTCTCCCTTACGAACTTCTGTGAATAGAACCATCAGCAGTTCCTTCTCGATGCAACCTTCGTGCTGCTTGCCTTGCACCTTGATGCGACGAGTATTGTACTCACCGCCAGTTGGCTGAGTGACGCGCACGATCTCGTCGATTGCTGTGAATATGAAGATGGCTTTTTCATTTTTCACTTTGTCGAGTAGGTCACGAATCTGTTTGTTGTAGTACGACCAGACATCGTAACCCTTGTACATCTTACCGGCGTAACTGGATAGTTGTTCGCAGTATTTGGTGAAGGATTCAAAGACAACAATATCTGAGTTCTTGATTGCCTTTTCGATGGCAGGATTAACGTCAGGTATCTTGTCTACCGATATGATGTCGAACTTCTTTGCTTCTTTGAATGGGAAGCCTTTGCGTTCTAGGTCGATGATGGTTGTCTTGTCTGCTGGTAGATTGCGCAGGGATGTTGATTTGCCCGTGCCACTACCGCCAACTATTCCGATAATAGGTTTGTTCATTGTCTAATTAAGATTTCGATGTTGCGAGGTTGAGGTTCTTCCGTTGTTGGCCAAGTGTTTTCGATTAGTTGTTGGCCGATCAATCCATAGTTCACTATGTCTTGAAAAGTATCAGCAAGTGATTCGTTGTTTGGTTCGCGATTGTTCTCAAGGAGATTCTTGAGTCTGAAGATTTTATCGACGAGCCGAGTCTTCAATCCGAGTAGTCCCTCGGACGAAATGTTCAATGGCCCGTAGTCCAGTTGTTTCGCGTCAAGCAACTCTAGGCAATCAAGTGCATTGTACATTGCTTGAAAACCAGCAGCAGTATTTAGTGTTAGTTCGTATTTAAGTACGGGAGGTTTGTTGTCTCCGTCTGTCATTTTACTTTGTACTTTGATTTTATTCATTGAAGTTTAATGGGTTATATTTTTTAGTGTAGAAGTCGTTTTCGATTACTGCTTCGCCAAAGTCTCCTGCATTGCAGATTTTAGTGAACTTGCACATTCCGAATTTGGTTTCGCAGCAGTTAAAGTTAGGCAGGAAGTATTGTTTATCTTCCTTGATGTTCTTGGTGAGTAGCTCAACGAAGTTGACGAGAGTCTCAGTAAGATGCTGTTCAAAGTATCCGAGCTTCTGGTCTGAGTAATCTAGGATTGCGCTTCGCTGAAACTTGTTGCGACCAGAGCGAGACAAGAAGATGCCGTTGATGAGCGCTTGATAGTTCCTGTCAGGGAACAGCTTACGCATCACCAAGGTATACAACATGAGTTGCGTAGACATTTCATATGAAGCCAAGTAACGGTCAACTGTTGTGACTGCCGTTGACTTGTGATCGCAGATAATGTTCTGGCCAAAGTATGTACCAATGAAGTCAATTGTTCCGCAAAGAACGATGTCGATGAATCCGTTCGTGTAGAATGGATAAGCGAACTTCATTTCGAGTAGTGCTTCGCCTTCATGTTTCTCTACCTTGAGTCCATCAACGTCTGAGTAGTGATCAAAGTATTGCGTGATACAGTTGGCGAGATGCCCTTGAGTACGCCAATCATTCTCAGGAACGTGAATGTCTGGATGAGAGAAATGTTCTAGTGCCTCGTTCAGCGACTTGGCTTTGTTGCCAGTTGCGTAGTAAGTCTCTAGTGCCTTGTGGTATGCCGTGCCGTATTCCATCTTGTGATTCATGTAACTACTACGCAAACCTCTTACAGTTGTGTAGTAGAACTTGAGAGAACAGGCAGATTCTTTGTAGGCAGATGCGTCTATGCGAAGAATGTAGCGGTCTTCGGCTTTTTCTAGTTTAATCAAGTTTGATCTTTCCTCTGGTTTTCTTTTGTACTTTCAGTTCTTCTAACTCGTCCGGTCTTGAGATTTTTAAGTAAGGTGCTAGATGTTCTTGTAACTTTGAGTCAGGCATTGCCTCTAATTCCTCGACTGAAATCTCCAGCAGTTGTTCTATTGTCATTCAAGTCCTGATAGAATTGCGCAGATTGCGCCGAATATAAAGTAGAGTAGTCCGAGTGCGCATAAGATGTCGAAGTAGATCATTTCATTACGCGAACAGAAGTGTCGGTAATATCTACTTCTGAATCTTCATTGACTAGATTGTATACGAATTCACGATCAGCTTCTGAGACAGAGACGTTACGTTCAAAGAGTTCTGTGTCCTTGGCAGTCTTGTACCATGTTTCTAGTTCGTTCTTCCACGCAATAGAATCATTAAACTCGTAGTCTATTGCTTTAGACTTTAGTGCGTTTTGTACCGTACCTTTGAAGTAGATTATGATGCCGTCATCAGTCTTGCGTATGGCTACTTTGTTTCGGAGTAGCGAATATTTTGCTTCGTCAAAGTTGTCTAGGATGAACTTGAATCCATCGTTGAATTTGACGTACAAAGTATTTGCTGTGTATCCGGTTTGCTGGGCGTTGACGTAAACGTCTTGTCCAGTTTCGATTAGTCTATCGAGTATTGGCTGTACTTGCTTGGCCGCATTAGGACTGTAAGTAGAGCGTTTCGGTTTTGGTTTATGTTCTATTGTAATGTTTTCGATTTGCATTGATCCATGTATTTAGCAGCAGTTTCTTTATTACCCTTTGCTAGTTCTGCTTGTGCCAGCATAAAGAGTTTCTTGGCTGAAAGTTCTTTGAGTGAAGGAGTCCACTTTGCAGCTTCATCCTGCGAGAAAAGAATTCCATCCGGTTTCTCACGATATAATTCATCCTTGAATCTCTCCAAGTCTGATGTCGGTAGGTTCTTTGGTAAACCATTCTTAACCTTGGCACGAATGCGTAACTGAGCTTGTTGATTTATTAGGGCGATTGTTGTTTTCTCACCGTAAGCATCAACAACTTCCTCAATAGACTCAAAGACCGGAGTATAAAACCCGAAACCCTTGAAATCCCCGTCGATAAACTGTTCTTTTTTATAGGTCATTTTCAAAAAATATGACAGTTAATATATAAGCAACCTTCGTGCCAACTTTTTTGGGGGTAGGTGATATTAATAGATGATTAATTTACCCAATGTCTTGTAACGTGCAAGTATAGATTGTAGTTCTCTATAGTTGCCGGTGAGTTTAGTTTGATCTAGGATTTGCAGCATCAATCCTTCGGGGTCTTCGACTTCTGTCTCTCGGACATTGTGTTTCTTGAGGTAGAGAGTTATGTCGTCTGTTCTATCTCGGAGTGGTGATGTCTTGATGATGAAGGTTGATATGCGGTGGTAGAGATCGAGTCTGAAATTTCCTGCCTCGACTTCTTTGCGTAAGTCCTTGTTGGTCGAGAACACGAAGCGACAAGTTGCGTTGTGTTCCTCGGCTTCACCTACGCGACTATACTTCTTGTGTTGGATGAAGCGTAGTAACTTGGGCTGTAGATGTAAGGGAAGTTCTCCGATCTCATCTAGGAATAGCGTGCCTTTGTGCGCTCGCTGAACGAAACCAGTTGTGTCTCTGGTCGCTCCCGTGAATGAGCCTTTGAGGTGTCCGTAAAGAAGCGATTCAAACAAGTCTTCTTGGAGTGTAGTTACGTTTACAGGAACGAAGTTATTTTGTATTTTGGCGTTCGATGCTGCTTGTCTGTCTCCATGTAAGATTTGAGCGATAGTCTCCTTACCTGTGCCAGACTCCCCCATCACTAGGACGGGGGAATCGTGGCTGGACAGAATGTGTGCATGGTAGATTTGCTCTAGCATGAACTTGTCTTCTGTGATTAGTTCTTCCATTTAACTTCTACGCCTTCGGCATCAAGTATGTCTTCCCACTTCCAGTCTTGTGGGTGTTCGTGTACTTTAGGATTCCACTTGAACTTGAGATGTACTTCAACTGTATCTAGCTCGGGTTCGTTGTGTTGCGGAGGGTCTTGGTTCTCCCGCTGACCCCATGCATCATGCTGTGTGAAGTTCATTTGATTCATGCTGTAAGAATTTGAGTACGTTGCGATTGGTTCTTGCCACTAGCTCAAAACTTTTGTCCATCTCTGGAGTTAGGTTTTGTGTTACCGCATTGTATAGATTGTATATGTTGCGGTCTTTATCTTGTGAGTATGTGGGATTGCGCCATATATCCAAGATGTCCTTGCCTCGCCTCTCACCGATCTTCTTGGTTTCTACCAGTTTTTCGATGAGGGATTCGCCCTTTTGTTGGGTGATCTTGAAACCATGCAAGACTCTGTAGCCTTCAACTGATGCGTCAAACTCACGCTTGGCTGAGTTGATTGAATCGTTGATGTAGTCCAAGTCAAGGTTCATTGAATGTCTACCTGACTGCTTGGTGTTCATGCATGGTGATGTCATGCCGTTAGTGCAGACAAGACGTAATGCTCCTGCATCTATTGGTATACCAGAAGAACCATCGTATGAATTGCGTAACGTGACGCGCATCCCGATGATGTCTCCCTTTGCTACTTCAGCACGTTGTTCTTTGAAGTCATAGACTGCATAGAGTCTTGCTCCATTGTTGGGACAATAGATTTTCCTCTGAAACTCACCGAGTTTCAGACAGGATTCAACTCTGTCTATTACTTCTTTATGGTGGACTATCTTGTACTTATCTGAAACAAGGGCAAGATGCTCACCCGTATCCTCGCGAAAGTTCTCGCGATGTCCTTCGATCTCTTGTCCTCGTATGTTGAATACGGGACGACTCTTTACATTGAACTCATACATTGTTCGATTAGTTTTACTTGGTTTTGTGTTAATGCTTTATCGAATTGATAAAACAAAAATTTGTTATCACTTGTACAACATTCTGCTGTACCCGTCTGATAGATTTCGTCGATTGTTTGGTCTTCATCGGTTACTACAATGAGTCCAATTTCATTTTGTAGCATATCAACGTCACTTGGTTCAAGATGATTTACTTGCCAGATATAAGTGTGTGCCATGTTGGTTTCTCTCTTCGTGTCCATTGTGCGAATGGTTTGTCTAGTTGTATGTACAGTCTGTATTTTTCTACTATTGGTAGGTCGTCAAAGTTTGGTTGCTTGCGACAGTTCATGTCCTTCGCTATGGCTACAGCGAACTCGGTTCTTGACCCGATAGGTGCGTAAGAATCTTTGAGGTTCTCGTAGCACCAAGCAATGAAGTCGAGAGTGTAATGGTCTTTACCCCAGCGGTATCGACGTTCTTCGCCCATCTCAAGGGCGTGACTTATCAGCCAGCTCATGTTGTCTTGAGTCTTGAACGTCCATTGTGTGCATGGGTGATAGCGATAGCTATGTACTCTAGCACGACCTACTGCATTACGAGGGCAGTCGTCTGCTGCGAGTCTGGATAAAGGAAAACCGTTGGCCAGCATTTGTGCTGACTCAACGATCATCTTGTTTATATGTTTGTCGCAGAGATTACGCGCTGCAACAATCGGGTTATCATCAGTTACAAAGATGTTCATCGTGACAAGCCTCGTTAAACTTGAGTATCTTTTGTCCACAACTCTCACATTCTTTATGTTGCATACCTGTTCCAACACAATCAGCACATTTTTGACACGATTCTGCTACGTTTAAGTAGCCTTTGCCTTCACACAATTCGCAAAGATCAACAATTCTTTTTTTGTAGCTCATCGTTTATGTTTCTTTGCCTTGATGACGCAACGTGTTAATGCTGCGCTCCAGTTGTCTTGTCGTAAGGATTGATTAGGACTTTCAGTAAGACTTGGACTGTCTAGTTTAGTCCAGCTTCTTGCCCTGTCTGGTATGTCTACCAGTTCGACGTTTCCATTAACTATTGTTATTGCTTTCATTGAACTTTAAGTAGTCTGGTGATTTATGAAACAGGTTGTGTACCCACTTTGCTGACTGTCTGTCTAGGTAATGTTCGTTACCTTGTATCGAGTAGTCTGGCGGGAATAGTATTTCCATGTCTGGTAGGTCGCAATGGACAAGATGTTCTTTGTGGTATCCATGCCAATCAGGATGCTTTCGTAGATTCTCATGCCCATATCCATACAAGCTGCATTCATGCAACGCGCTGATAGCCGCTAGACGGGAACGGTTCGGATGTTTGAGTGCTACGGTCAAAGATGTATTGCTCATGTTTATCTTGGTATAAGTGTTTCTGGATGTTTAACGTGTCGAGTAATCCGTTCAGTCTCTCGCGAGTTGTCATTGTGGGCCAGCCACAAAGTGAAATGTGGAGCGAGTTTACTGTCTGTTCTGCGATGCAATGCCCATGCAAGTAGAGTTGCGTGACATTGTCGTCAGGGAATCGCAGGTCTTTTTTGACTTCGACGCGAGTGTTGTCACGACTGAAGTTCTTGCCTTGTTTGAATGCGCGTGCTGCGTCTTGTGTTATTTTTCTCATTTGTTGTTTTTGTAGTTTTTGTAGTCTTTATTTAAGGGGTGATTGATTACCCAGTCGTACAGTTCTTTGTTGTCGTTGTAGAGATCGGATAGAATGCCAGAGTAAAGTGTCTTTACTGGCGAACTGATCTTGATCTTGAATTTATTGCTGAAGCTGAAGTCAGGTTGTCTACTTGCTATCTTGTTAGAGAAGCCGCCTTGGCATCTGCGAATGTTGGTTGATATTTTACCATCGCCCCAAATGTCTTTGCCTAGTGCGGCTTGTAGTGAGAGAGCGCGACTTAATTCTCTCATAAGAGACTCGCGTTCTTCGCTTTGTTTACTTATCTTTTGGGATAGTGCTTCCATTTTAGTTATGGATTCAGACATTTTCATGTAGAGTATTTGTTAAAGTTGTGTAAGTTGTGAGAGAGTAGCGTTCACCTGCGAGATTAGTTAAGCAGGATTCGCATGGTTGTTTTGAGAAGTCGTCTGTCTTGTCTCCGGTCATTAAGTAGCCGTGCTTGGCTAGTTTATCGAGACCGTTATTTATTTCGGTGTATCTTGTTTGGGCCTCGTCTCCTTGGTAGTGGTAGTCTAGAAATGAGGCATCGCCTGTCGCGTTAAGCGTGTGGCAGTCTTGGCAGATTGTGAATTTCATGTGAGAAAAAAGGGGGGATTTCTCCCCCCATTGAAGTTAGGCGAATAGTGCGTCTGCCTCGACATCGAGTGCATCAATCTTGGCTTGGATTGTCGCTGCCTTTTCAGCAGATTTTTCCTTGCGGTGTTTAGCCTCAAGGGCGCGACGTTCCGCGAAGATTTCTTGCATCCGTTGGGCGCGAGTCTCGGAGGCTTCTAGCTTCTTGGTGAGTGCTGCTTTTCCGTCTGACTTTGTGCGCTCCTTGAATGCATCCCCGTCTAGTGCTTGCGCAATGTTGGAGAGTTTTTCCTCGTCGGTGTAGGAGTCTGTTCTTTTGCCGTCGATTGATTTCTTTTGGACGGTTTTGTATTTGCCGTTATTGAGACGGTAGAGACAAGCGTCTTTTATCCAAGAGTCTGCATCGTTGTCTAGGACTCCAGCTTCGTTGAGGGCGGTAATCCAGTCGCGGATGTCGTTCAAGTCGTTGGTTGAATCGGAGCCGGTTTCATGCGCCCAGTATTTGAAGGGGCCGTCTTGACCCTTGGTTGATTCAAGGAGAGTCAAGTCAAGGTTAGCGAGTGTTTCGTTGTTGTTAACCAAGGCGAGTTGGGCCTTGCCGTTTTCGTTTGTTATGATTTTGGTTTTCATAATAGCCCGAAGGCGAGACAAGACTAGCAGAGGGGGGAGGGGTGTCAACCTTTATATGAGATTTATTGAAAAAATTATTTTTTGTACATATTGATTTGCTCATGGTTGTGTTGACTATTAAATTTATCTATCAACATTAATCAACCATAGGGGGATACCCTCTTGTGTCTATATATATACATATAAATATGTATCTTTTTTTACATATTCGTCAATGCGTCAATGTGTGGGGGTGGTTGATTAATGTTTATAAATAAATTTAATAATCAACCTTGCCCCGTTTATTTACATTAACTAGATACACAAGAAGACTAGACCAAGAAAAAACCCCCTTGCGGGGGTTGTCGTTTATTTTTTCGGTACTGTATAGGGAACGTCTGCCTTGTCGAGTTTACCTTCAAGGTATCGGATTCGCGTTCTGTATTCGCTGATCTCGACTTCGTGCTTTTCGTGTACTTCGTCCCATGCTTTCTGGATTTCGTCCATCTCCCATTTAGTTGGGGCGATGTCTTCAATCAAGCGTTTGATGCCGTCAGCAACTTCAACTTTGCTCTTTAGATTATTAATATAGTAGTTCATTCTTCCCAGTATACAGCGCCCAGCAGTTCAAGAACTTCATTGTATTCGCTTACCTCCATCTCGTTGATGGCTATATCAGCATATTCACCCGCTGCCAGAGCAGCCGCTAAACGTCTGCCTTCTTTGCTGGCGTACACAATTACTGTGTCCGAAGTTCTGCCGAGGTCTGCCGCTTGCGCGACAATGACCTCGACCCCGCTCTTTGTTTTGTACTCTTCTCCGACTAATTTGTTCATGTTATGCTTCAATTGTTACTGTGATGTCCCCGTGGTTTACCATGTCGCTGACTACGTTTCTGATCTCGTCGCGTCGTTCAGCAGTCCGATCTGCGGTGTCGAATTGTGCATCCAGTTCATCAACTTTTTTATCAATTGCTTTCTGGATGATCCCGATCATCTCCGTTACAAAGTAATCGGACAATCTCTCAATTTGTTCTGTAGTTTCTTTATTCATGTTTAGTGCCATGCGGCAAAGACAGTCTGCCATAAACAACAAATATGTCAACACTTTATGAAAGAAAAAACTTCATGTAAAATGCATTTAGGGGTTGCGTTTCTCTGGACAGCCCGCACGTTGGAGCGAAGCTCCCTCGGGCTGTACTAACTAATACCCGAAGGGACTCGGCAGAGGTGACTGGAAAGGAACAATTAGTTAGTTATATTTTGTAGTTTCGTCTCAGTAGAAAAGGCAGGGGCCGAGGCCCCCACCAATGTTATGACCTGTTGCGTTTTTGCAACTTCTTTACTGCTCTGCGCATGATGTCCGTTTGGCGCGGATTGCGCGGAAACAGAAACTTGCGCCCTGCGTATTTCATCATAAGACGTTTTCTCATAATAGCCCGAAGGCAGGGACAGAGTATCAACCATCCATAACAAGTCAACATAAAAATAAAAAATAAATTGGTTGACACAATTCTTAATTCTGGTACTTTGGGGGTGCGGTAACACCGCATAATGTTATGACAATAGAAAACCTAAAGTTGGCAATTCGCGGAATGGCTTCAGTATTGAATGAAACCATCCTTGAGTTGGATACGTTGCAAAAGAAGTATGACGAACTCAAGCTGGACGAACGTCGATACTATCAATGGTGGCATGATGAAACCAAAGAGACTGACAGGCTCAAGGGTATCCTTGAAAAAACCGGCATGGCCTCAGAACCGGTAGAAGCCGATGAACAGAACTGATAAATTCTGCCTATGCTTTCTGCTAGGCTTTATAATAATTGTAGTAATCAAGTCCCTCAATTGAGGGACTTTTTTTGTGCCTAGAGGGGGAGGGGATCAAAGGGGGGAGGGGCCTCGAAGTCGCGGCGCGAGTGGACTATAACCCTCTCTGAAAAAATGACCCAAAAAACACTATGAGACAAAACATACTTTATCTTATAAAATTCTGGCACGAACTCTGCTTCAACCGTTCCATGTGTGAACGATCAATCGAAATCTGCAAGTCAACGCCCCTAATTCAGTACGCCCTCTTCTTCAACCCCAACCTATTCGATGCCTACCGAGTCTAACATCGTCAAAGAATTCGCTGATGGGCCAACTGCTGACACCGTTGACGCATTCGGTAAAGTAGCTGAAGGCCCACTCATAAAGTACAATCCCGGTGGTTTCGCCCAATTCCGGGCTGAGACAACTGGATTACCACCTGCTCGCGCCCAATTCGGCAACGAAGAATTTTGGGGTCAACTCGTCACACCCACAACCACAAAGTCCACAACAGAACCCCCTGTAAAGCCTCCGACAGAACCTCCGACACAAATCCCGCCTGACACAGTTGTAGTCGATGAAGAGCCAATTTTTAATACACCAAACTACACAGTTGATTTACCAGAACAGCGTATTGACATACCAATACCGGAAATTAGATGGGACACCAGCGATATTGGCTACACCGGCTATGACCCTAAAGATGACCCTGACTTCCTAGAAGGCGACCTAATCAGCGCAGACCGCAATTTTACGCCATATACAACACCTGTTACTGATCCTGCTCCGTTAACACCAAGAACAATACAACCAAAGCAGGATCGTCCAAGAATTTCGATTACGCCAAAAGGAATACCAAAACCAGAAAAAGATTTACCTCCAGCAAAAGGAACTCCAAAAAATACAACAGGAATATTCAAGCCAACGCTAGGAGATAAAGCGGCACAAACATTACAAGACATATTCTCTGCAACAGAAAAGCCAGCAAGAATACTTTTTGGTAAAACACGTTATGACGCAGAAGGCCCATTACGCAAAGATGAACGTCAGACATTTGACACACTTAAAAAGTTCAAAGATTGGTCAGATGGCTTAACCGAAGAACAATTCAAGCTATGGGAGACTAAAGGTATACCGTCAGAAACGACAGGACGCGCTCCTGTTGGCCCGAAATATGGCAAGATGCTGGCTGACTTTGGTCGCATCCTCAAGAACGAAGAAAACATACGCACACAAGAATATGGCGACCTTCAGCTACTTGCTGCATTAAACACGGCAGCTTTAATCAGTCAGTATGGTGCAATCGGTGGTGCAATCCCCGTGCTAGTCACAGCTTCGGACGACATTATGTCAGGCATGAACAATATGTTTGCCAAGAGTCCTGAACTAGCAGGAAACCCAATACAAGACTTTGTGCATGGTACAACATGGGTGCTCGGCAAAACCTTACAAAAAACCTACAACAACACAATCGGCCAAGTATTACCCAAGATCAAAGATACACGGATAAAGGACAAGCTAGGAAACATCGACGAGTTTATGAAAGCACCTCGTCGTCCTACAATGGGTACAAAAGCCGTAATCTCAATGCCCGATCCCGATGGCACAATAACAATACCAGAACCCGAAACATCCACAGAACGCAAACAAATCGTAGCAACAGAACCAGAACCTTTTATAGCACCGGAACCAGAACCTCCGGCAACAGCTAAACCAATAAGAGTAAGCGCACCAACAACGGAAATAGAAGAAATTCAAACCGGTGATACACCTGTCTCACAAACAACAAGCACACGACCAGAGGTTGAAACTCGCGAAGCACTTACAGTTACGCCAACAACTGATACACCGACAGTAGAAGCACCACAAGGCATCACGATTCGAGATGTAGGAGACATAACAACAGCATCACCTACTCGACCTGAGATAGAAACGATAGGCGAACTTCGGCCAACATACTCTGAGACAGCAAGGCCCATTACAGTTGCGCCAATTACAAATGTACCAACACCTCAAGAAACTTTTGCTGAGAATCCTCAATTAACAATGCCAGAACAGGGCATAGAACAAATTGATGCAAAATCTATTACCATAACACCAGATGGAACGATAACAGAAATTCCTAAAGGAATAACAATCGAAGAAGCAGAAGACATTGTTCGCGGTATTGACCCACAAGAAATCGAAACAGCAGACCTAAACTTACGCTACAGACAACCAGTTGAAGCTGAAATAGCAGACCCAATAGTAGTAAGTCCAACAGGCAGAACAGACGAAATAGAATTTGCAGAAACACCTCGACTAGAAACGCCAGCGATTCAGCCAGAAGTAGCTGATCCTAAATCAGTAACAATACAAGGAGGCACAGACGAAAAAACTGCACCAAAAGGAATAACGATTAGAGACGTTAAAGATTTAGAAAAAGGTTTAACTGAAATAGATACATCAAACATAGAAACGGCAGAACTAGATTTAGCTGAATTACCAGTAACAAAAACACTCAAAGGTAAAGAAGGTCAAATAGTTAAACCGACAAAACCTGAAAAGCAAAAAGAACAAAAAGGCACAACATTAGACGCAGAGGCATTAGCAGAACTCGCCAGACTTTCAAGAGCCGATCAGCGCCAAGCTGAAATACAAAGTCAAGGATTTCCAAGTTTTGAAGAAGGCGAACTTGAAAAACTTCGCGACGGTAAACTTAATAACCAATCTATGAATTGGTTCAACTATGGAACACAAGACTTTGAGTACATAGACCCGTTTCAATATAGCGAAATTCAAAATCGTATTGCCGATGTAAACGCAGAGATAATGCAGTTAAACGCTATGGAGTTATACGCTGAAGCCTCAGACAAAGAATTTGAAATACAAGATTTAGAGTTTCAATTACAAAATTTACAGCCAATAAAGATTCCATCACCGATGCAGTTTTATGCTAATGGATATTCAGCACAAGAATCGCTTGATATGTTTAATGATTACTACACAAATGCAAAGCGACAACAAGCAGATCAATTAGACAGAAGCAAAGCTAATTACGAACAAAGCTCACAAGACTTTCAGTTTAAACTTGCTGACACACTCATAGAAAATACGTTAAAACAAGTTGAAGAAGGTAGAGTTCAGTCTGAAGATGCGATACAAAACATTAAAGATGGGCAGAAACAAATTGAAGACTTAAATCAAAAACGTGATGAGCTGCAAAAACAAGAGCAAGAAAATGCAGAAAAGATTCTAGGTGCGATTAAAGGCTACTTAAAATCTGATCGAGATCAGCTTGTTAGGATGGGCTTAATGACGCAGGAGGAAGCAGACGCACAGGAAGAAATAGCAGATTTAATTTCCAAGACAGAAGGAGGTCTACAAATTTTACATAAAGGTGGCGATGGTAAGATCGTCCCTCAAAAGAATAAAGATGGTGAGATTAAAGGCTACGCATACATCAGTAAAGACGACGCAGAATTCCTAGAAAAATATAAAGACGGCGCACTAGAATATGGGCCTGACAAAACCGCCGAAGGTTCTGGCCCAAGTAAGCGACGACCAAACACTATACAAGGTATAATGGAAGCCTCTGATCTTGACGCTCCGGTTTACGGCGAAACAATTGATTTAGATGATCCACCTAGTCCATGAGTAGTCATCAAGTAGTTAGATTAGCGAAGGAAGGTTTCTCGGTTGAAGAAATTGTAGAAGACCTTGGGTATGAACGTGAGAACGTCGAGTTAATCCTAGCAGGAAACAAGAAAGCTAAAGATACTCCGCTTGCTAAAAAATTTGAGGAACTAGAAGACACGGCACTAGACGTAGTTCGCATTGCGCTACAAACAGGAACAGCGAATGCTCCTGCGCTGAAAGCTGCTTTTTACGTTCTTGACCAGAGGCAGGGACTCAAGACACCTCACGGTACAACTAACGTGAACATATCAGATTTTAACCTCCGACTAGAAAAAGCGCGAGAGGTTATGAATAAAGCCATAGAAGTATGACAGTAAAAAACGGACGGCTATTCGCCGTAAAAAACAAGAGCCGAAAATTCGGTGCTACAAATAAATACGTATTCACGTACCTTGAAGACAGTAACGGTGACAACGAGTTACCTTACTTATTCACGCCAAGCCAGTTACGAGTAGCACGAAAACGTGCTGAAGATAATCCAGAAGACTTGCTCGAAAAAGACTTGTTAACTGACTGGCTTGATTAATGGAACTATACAATTATAAAGCAGAAGTTACCAGAGTTGTTGACGGTGATACTGTTGACGCTTTTATTGATCTTGGTTTTGATATGCATTCAAAGCAGCGTGTACGTCTTTACGGTATTAACGCACCTGAGACGAGAACTCGCGACCTAATCGAGAAGAAGCATGGTAAAGCTGCGACGAGACGTTTGGTTGAAATGCTCAAGGAAAACAAAAACAAGTGCATTATAAAAACGTCACTCGACAAGAAAGGTAAATACGGTCGTGTGCTAGGCACATTATTCATTGACGACAAAAACCTAAACGAGACTCTGGTAGAAGAAGGTTACGCAGAACCTTATCATGGAGAAAAGCGGTAACATACAATTCAAAGACCCTTACGAGATGTTGACCGTTATTGACGACGACATCTTGGAGGGACGCATTTCTCTACACAAATGGCAGCGTGAAATCCTAGAGGATTACGGCAAGCCATCAAATGCCAGTAAACCATTCAAGGCCGCAGTAAGAGCGGCGAATGGTTCTGGTAAAGATCAATTTGTTATAGCACCTTGCGCCTTATGGACTTGCATGGCATCAGCTAATGCAGTCTCGATAGTTACGACCGCATCCGGTAATCAGCTAGACCGTCAGACAGACAAGTACATTAAACAGCTAATGAACACCATTAACAAGATGTTTGGTACACAAGTCTGGAAGATGAATTATCGCCATTATACTAACCTACTAAATGGCTCAACAATCGAACTATTCGTAACGGACGAGGCTGGTAGAGCAGAGGGTTGGCATCCGGTAGTTCCCGGCGGGGAACTAGCAATATTTGTTTCGGAAGCCAAATCAGTACCCGACGAAATATTTACAGCGTTGGCTCGTTGCACGGGCTTCACCAAACGAGTGGACGTATCTAGTCCCGGCCCACCTTCCGGTCACTTCTACAATATGTGTACTGGAGGTAACTGGAAGCAATACCATGTCACAGCCTTTGACTGCCCCCATCTATCAGAAGAATACATTGCTGAAATCAAAGACTCGTATGGAGAAACCTCTGCTTTATACAAGTCTATGATAATGGCTGAGTTTGGTGGTATGGACGAACAAGTCGTAATAAACCACCAGAAACTCGTAGACTTGGACAAGCACGAAATAGAACACCTAGAAGAAGAATACAACGTAGCTGGCCTAGATTTATCAGCAGGAGGTGACGAGCAAGTTCTAGTAATCCGAAACGGCAACAAAACGCTTGCAGTCGAAGCATTTAACTTTCGCGATACAGTCGCCCTAATAAATCACCTAGAACATCTATTCAGAAAGTACAAACTAGATCACGAACAGTCAGTAATCTACGGTGATGCAGGAGGTTTAGGCAAACCTATACTCGACCAACTAAAAGCTAACTGGAACGTCACCTACGTCTTAAACCAAGCAAAGCCATACAACAATCTAGCTTACTTAAATCGCGGCGCAGAACTCTGGTTCAGCGTGGGCAAGTTAATAGAATATGGAGAAATCATGGTTCCTAGAGAATCAAAGCTCCGCAAACAACTAGCATCTCGCTACTTCGTAGTGACACCGCAAAACAAACTACAACTTGAAAGCAAGAAACAGGCACGATCAAAGGGTCATGTATCGCCTGACAGAGCAGATGCTTTCGTACTTGCGTTCGCAGACTACCGTGGTATTAAGCCCAAGAAACTGCGTGAAAAGCGCACAGAAAAATTTACACCAAAACAATTTAATTTAACATCAAACAAACAAAGAGCGGTATTCGGTTTTAGCATAA